AGCCTTCAAACAGGCGGAGCAGTGGCGAGAACTGGCCTGGAAAGCACTCGAAGACAAGATGCGGATGATGCAGACGATGCTCGCCATGAAGTTTGCCACTGAAGGGGCTGACCACGCCAAGGAGATGGCGGGCACGAACGTGGACCGCGTCGTCGCTGACATGGAAACCGTACTGTTCCAGGTCATCTTGCCGATGCTGCGTCTCACGTCGCCGACCCACCTCTTCTGGATTGGCACGCCGGTTGACAAGCGGTTGTTCCTCTGGAAGCTCCTCAAGGGCGAGGACGAGCGACTCGTTCAGTCGCTGTGGAACCGTAAAGCCTACCCGGTGGTCAACGAGAAGGGCGAAGCCTTCTGGCCTGCCGAGTACGGCGAGGACGAGATCAAGATTAGGCAGCAGGAGTTGGGCTCCGCATACATGGCGGAAATGATGCTTGAACCGGGGTCCACCGAGGATCGCTGCCTGCATATGCACCCGATCCGAACGGACTACCAGTTGGACGACCCACTCCACGAGCCGGACCGGACCGACCCGTTCAACGCCCAGGAGGTCATTCGATGGCACGACATGGTACCCCAGCCGGACCGAACCCTCAAGCCCATCCCGCGTACTGCGACGTTTGCGGAGCAAGTTTCCAATATGCGGCGTGCCATTACAGTGGACTATGCACCGACGACGAAAGCTTCATCCGACTGGTCTGTTATCCATGTTTTAGGTTTGGACAGGTACAACCAACTGTGGAGCCTGGACCTCGACTGCATGAAGGTACGGAAGAACGAACTCATCAAGCGAGTCTGGCAAATGGCACTACGCTGGCAGGTCCGGCTGGTCGGGATCGAAGCTGTGTCCGTTCAGGAATCTTTTGCCTTGGAGGCGAGAGACGTGGGCGAGAACCTTCGATTGGAGACTGGTTACGCTCCACAAACAATCTTAATCAAACACTCACCCAAGGTATCCAAGGAGGACCGGATCGAAGCCTTGACGAATCGCTTCGACAAGGGACAAATCAAACTCCCACGGTATCTTGAGCGGGACAAGTCGTACCGGCAGCTATTCTCTCAGATCAGGGACTTCACGCCGGACGGTAAATCGCTCGAACATGACGACGCAATCGACACCCTATCCATGTACCCGCACGTACTGAAGGGGGCACCGAAGAACGAAATGAAAGTGGTGGACCCAAGCCCGCTCGACATCCTCGAAGCAGGCGAGGCCAACCTGCCTGATGGCACACCGGCCATCCTCGGAGTGGACCTGAGCAAGCTGCCGATCGACGCATTCCATGAGTTCGTCCGGCAGAACTACCCTGAAGCCTATGAGAGGCCGAAGGGCGTGCAATGGGAGGACGCAACACTATGACTGAAGCAATCATCGTTGGCATCGTAGCCATCATTGGCTGCCTGTACCTACAGCACCGACACGAGAAGCATGAGGAGGAATCAAGAGCCGCCGCCCTGGAAGCCTTCAAACAGGCGGAGCAGTGGCGAGAACTGGCCTGGAAAGCACTCGAAGACAAGATGCGGATGGTGCAGACGATGCTCGCCATGAAGTTTGCCACTGAAGGGGCTGACCACGCCAAGGAGATGGCGGGCACCCAGGCGGCACTGTCACAGCTTCGGCGTGACATCGACCTCTCGGGCTTGGCCCCTGAGGAAGCTGCTGCCCCCCCTAAGGTCGAAGAAGCTGAAGCCGCGATCTTCGAGGTCGGGCATGATGGAGTCAACGAATGAGCAGAGTCGTACTACCCACCGACAAGAAGCTGCTGGCCGACACGATGTTCTCGATGTACGAGAAGGGGAGGTCGCAGCGGAACCCGCTCAGCGTTGAGTGGACCGTGAACTACTGGTTCCTTCAGGGAGTCCGGCGGTTCTCCATTATGTCGTTCAAGACCGGTCAGGTTCGGATGGCGTTCGAGACCAGCGAGGGCCAGTTGGTCCTGCGGTACGAGGACGTCCTCGACAAGTTCCAGAAGGAACTCGGCCGAATGATGAAGACGAACATCAACCCCCGCTGCCGCTCAAAGGGCACGGCGTTGGAGGGCTCGCGAAAGGCCGCGATGGGGCAGGTCGTCCTCGACGATCTCGTCTCCGGCACTCAGCCAGAGACTACCAAGCTCTCCCTCTTTGAAGGATTGCTCACATATGGAACTATGGGACTGGCTACCTGGGTCTCTAGTGATGTCGGTGTTCACGCTGATGTCCGCCATGAGACTGTGCCGCCATGGCAGTTCTGCCCAATCCCTGCCCAGGCAACCCGAGCCGAAGAGGTCAACGGGCTCATGCGTAACCGCAAGGTCCCTCTCGAATGGCTCATGGATGTGCGACCGACCTTCGACTACGGCGGTAAGGACCTCAAGGCTGCCCTCAAGATCCAAGACCTCGAAGTCGAGTGGGTTGCTCCTGGTGACAAACGCGATGACGACGATGCGGCTGATGGCTACGGGAGTCACACTTCCACCGCGATAGCCGGTGCGGAGGCTGGCCTCGGCGACACCAAGCCGCAGCGAGCCCACGGACAGCAGAACGACGCCGACATCCCATATGTCGAACTGAAGGAGTGCTGGACCTACGATGATAACAAGCGAGTGGCCCGATACATCGCCTGTGTCGGAAGACGAGTTGTACAGGATGTCAGCTACGAAGACCGGGAGATTCATGACCGGCCTATTATGCCCATTGCTATCTGTCGGTATCATCATACTGGTGGTTTCTGGGGTCGCTCTTATGTTGGACCACTGGTTCCCATCAACATGGAAACCGAGCGGATGCTGCAAAATCTGTTCAAGAATGTCAGCGAACTAGACAACTTCGGCTTCCTCGCCATCCCTGCTACCTTCGGAGTGAAGAGGGAGCAATTGAAGGCGACCACCCGCCCTCGCGTGATCTTCTACGAGCCGGACTACGCGGCCCCGAAGGAGCAGATCAGGCAGTTCCAGCCGACGAATACGGGCGACTTCCCCGGCAAGGTCGTGGCCCTCGGCAACCAGATCATGGATCGTATCTCGAAGTCCACACCGATGGATCAGGGACAGGTCCCAGGACGGCTGGACTCCGCGTCTGGCCTTGGCTTGCTGTATGAGACGTCGAGCATCGGGTCCATCCCGGTGGGCGTGTCGATCGAGCAAGCCTACACACAGAATTATCAGGTCCTCCTACAGAAGGCACGAGACCTTCTAGACGGGAGGGGCCTTATGCACCTGTCCGTCATCGACGATCAGATCACAGGCGTGGTCGTGAATCCCGAGAATGGGGAGATCGAGATCGGCGACAGGAACCCAATCCCGCACCCAATGGAGGTGGAAATCACCATCATGGACCGGGACGCAAGGACCACGGAGGTGCGTAAGCAGGAAGTCCTTGGTATGCTCCAAGCCGGGTACCTCCATCCATACGATGTCGCTTGGATCAATCATAAGGAGCAGTTGGGCCTCCCCGAGGGGCTGGACCAGCAGAAGGTCGTGGACGCGACGAAGTCGTGCATGTTCAGGAATATCGTGGCATGGGGAGATGGGCAAGTTCCGCAGAGAGCCCGCATGTCCTCTCACGACTTCCATGAGGTGCACATCCGCGTCCTCGAAGCATTCATGAATCGCGACATCTACCAGCTAGGCTCGAAGGAGGTACGGGACGTCTTCGAGCAACGAAAGGCTTTTCACGAGGCAGCCCTCGGTGGGTTCCCAGAAGCCATGCCTAATCCCGAAGATATGGGGGCGACTCCTTGGGCTACACAACAGGGCGGTCCACCCCCAGAGCAACTGCAACAGGCCATGGCCGAGGCCAACGGCCCACCGCAGTAAGGAGCTTTCATAGTGTATTATGACAAAGACGGAAACGAGATTGACACTAACACGATCATGGTGACACCCGTGGTCGATGGTCAGTCAAGCGATCCTATCAGCGTCAAGGACCTTCTCGCAGGACACCAGAAGTACAGTGCCGCCGACGTGCGATTGCAGCAGGCGTCCGAAGCGAAGTCCGAAGCCGAAAGGATTCAGCAAGAGAACGAGCATCGCCTCAAGATCGCGAATGATCTCATGCAGGCGAAGACGGGCGACAGAGACGCGATCCTTCGCCTGGCCCAGCACATGGAGTGGGACGAAACGTATGTGCGGCAGTACATGGCCGCAGCCGACGAGATCAGATCAGGAGGCGGTGATCCTAACGCCGCAGGGGGTAATCCAGCCCCAGCACCTACACTCCCGGCGGGAGTGACACAGGAAGACTTCATGGACGCGGTAGCTATGGCCAAGGCTATCCGTCAGCGGGGCTTGGACCCGCAGGCAGTTATGAGCCAAACGGCGAAGGACGTCGTCAACCAAGGCGAGAACAAGATCAGAACAGAACTTTCGGAACTCATCCGTCAGAACCCTGACCTCGCACCTATCGCCAAGAACAAGACGAAGCTGGAGAAGTTGGTTACGCTCGCGGAGGATAAGCTCAAGGGGCGTGTCATGTCAGGTGAGAAGCTTTCGCCGTCCGTGCAGGCCCAGTCGGTACTTGATGCCGCTGAGGTCGCCAAGGCACTGGACATCAAGGCGGATGTCGAGCCGCCGCCACCGGGCGTTGGTCCGGGGCCGGTTCATGCGGATGACCTGTCTGGACGTATCCCTGAGAAACCGAAGGAGAGACCACCAGTCACAGCGGGGGTCGAGTACGAGAACCATGTGACGAACAAGCTTGTGGAGGTCGCAGCACGCCTCGATCGAGAGGCGGCGGGAGCGGCTGAAGTTTAGTTCGTCGGTCAACTGAAAGGGGTGTCGGGAGACTAGCTAATGGCTAATCTTATGGACACCATCGCCGAGACGATCAAGGAAGAGATCGACCAAGGCATTGATGAGTCTCTCCCGAAGCTGGACCCAGTCGCCACGCAGGCGGTTCCAACCTCTGCTGGCGTTTACCGGACTGGCATCGGGCGTGACTGGAAGGTGAAGCACACCTTCAGCGGCTCCATCTCGGGGTCGTTCGCTTGGAGAAATGCTACCGGCGGGACTGTCGCAATTGACGGCTCGGACGGTGCAAACTCATTTAGTTTGTTTGGGACTGACGCCCTGGAAACGTGGCAGGGTGTCAACGAGATCAGTTCCGCTGGCTTCATCCAGAAGGAACTGCAACTCAAGGAAGGCTTCGGCAACTTCCTCCTGCCTCTGAAGCTCCTGCGGTCTGACCGCCTGGACGCCTCGGTGGGCTCGGTCGTTTCCGAAATCGTCAAGGGTGCCGCGAAGCGTGTCGCCCTGTCCCAGGTCCACAGTTTTTGGAAGGAAGATTCTGACAACAACATCGGTGCCTTCACGGCTGCCGGTGAGGTGCTCAACACCACGGCCAAGGAGTTCACGCTCACGGCCGGTCGAATCCGATCGTTCTTCCCTGGCCTCGCCGTTCAGATTTTCAAGTCTGACGGGTCCGCCCCAACGGGCATGGACGCCAGTGAACCGGTCTGGGTCGATGACGTTGATTACCTGAAGAAGTCCATCAAGCTGGTTCGCCGGTCTGGTGCTTCCAACGTCACCCTTCCGTCCGCTTCGGTCCTGATCCTCCCGTATGATGGTGCGACGAGCAACGCTGACAATAGCGTTGCCCCGTCCGGTCTCAACGACTGGATCAAGGATGGCACTGAGACCGACACCAACGTGTTTGGTATCGACGTGACTGCCTACTCGCAGTTCCGCTCGATCAAGGCTTCTCCGGGTGGCGTTCCTGACACCAGCGTGCTGAACAAGCACATCAGTGGCTTCAACGACGCCTACGGTGCCGAGCTTGACACCATCCTCCTGGCCGAGGGCATGATGCTGGCCATCGTCGATAACATCGCCGACAACACCAACTTCGTGCGTTACGACCTCCAGAATGAAAACCTGGCGGTCAAGCAGGGTTTCCAGCCCATCAACTACATGTACAACGGGAAGCTGTATCGCATCATGACTTCCCCGAACTGTCCAAACGCGACGGTGTACGTGGTCAAGTTGAAGGACCAGAACCTTCGCAAGTATGTACCACCGAAGCTCCAGGGTGCAGGCAGCGAGAGTCGCTTCAACGGTTCCGTCGAGTTCGCCGCTCCTGTCATGGGCAGCCGGAACATCTTTCTGCCGGTCACGTCCAACGACAAGCCAGCGAACTTCATGCAGGCTCCTCACCTCGCGTGGTGCGAGTATTGTCCGAAGATGGTTCAGTCGATCAAGCTGGACGGCTTCACTGACACTTCGATCTACACCGGCTGATAGCCGGGCAGGCTAGGATGAGAGGGGGAGCGGGTTTCGGCCTGCCCCCCCTTCAAGTCCGTTGGAGAAACACAATGGCTAACCCACTTTTTGGAAACACGCCTGCTGAAGCCGACCACACTGGTTGCATTGTGGCCCGGCAGAAGGGTACCGGAATTACGACCTTCGTTCACACCGAAGGTCAGCATTACTTCTGGGACTGTGCAGGCCCAACGATCGGCGACCCGTTCGTTCTGGAGACCACGCTGGGCGTTGCCTTCGCGAATACTCTGGACACGGACAACGGTGGCTGGACCGGCGGTCTCGACAGTACGTCTGAAACGGCGGGCTGCGGGATCGATTTCAATGATAACCTGTGCCTCGATCCGTACAAGGGCATCACGTTTGAAGCTCGCATTAACTGTAGCGTCCTCCCGACGCTGGAGGGTGAGGGCTTCGTCGGACTCTGCTCCGACTTCAACAACGAGCCTGCGTCCCTGACGCACATGGCCG